TAATTATACCCCCACATAACTTCTTGAACCACTCATTTTTGCTCTTGATTCTGCAGATCTTAATGCTTCATCAATAGCTTTTTTCATATCTACAGTTGAATCTATCTTATCTACGCTTACATTAACATTATATACTACATTGGTTCCTGCGTTTATTGAATTTACTGCTCCCCCCGCTGCAAAATGCGGGAAGCTAGAAAGAGACATTAATCCTGAAACTGATGATGGAACATATCCACCATCTGCAAAGTGACGAGCAATTCTATTCATATGTTGCTTATGATAAGTAATAGAAGAATTTGTTCTTGCTACACCACCCTTAGCAAGATGGCGGGCGTTAAGAGCATCAAAAGTTCCTTTACCATAATGTGCTACAGCACCTGCATTTACAACATATTCACCATTTGAAAGCATTGCTGGAATTGAATCTGATGTAGCAGATCCTGGACCAGATATGTGTCCTCCGTCTGCTTTACCAATTGGTGCAGGCGTTTTAGGTTTTGTCGCATTATATCCTGGAATTAAAGATGGTTTTCCAACCATAGAAATGTTTCCATTGTTATTTGGATCTGAATAAAATGTATATTTTTTACCGTCATGTTCTATTGAAAAATATTGACCTGGTTGTATTTTTCTTTCTTGTGCTAAATTTTTAATAGCATCTCTTGATGAAAATCCAGGAATTCCAAATGACATATTGTTCCATTTTGATGGATCAACTCCAGCTTCTCCAGGTGCTGGACTTAAATCTGGATTAGATTTATAAATACTTGAAACACTTCCAAAATCAATTGCACTTGATGAACTTGTGCCTGTATTTACTTTTGGAGGAACTGATTTACTTGCAACAATTTTAGTTGCAGCATCTCCAACTGCTGTTACTACAGATGCAGAACCAGTTGTTACGGCATCTTTTGTAGCATTTGCGGCATCAAGAAGTTTTCTATTTGCATCTCCAGCCTGTTGTGCTGCATCTACTTTATTTTGAAGATTAAAGTCCTTTGTTGTTCCTATAAGTTGTTGCTGTAATAACTGTGCTTTAAGATTATCACCTGTGGCTTGTGCCATAAGTATTTGATTTTTAATATCTTCTTTAGTTGTGGCATAGTTTGTATTTTGAGTTTGTTGTTTTTGCAAATCTTGTAATGCTTTAAGATTTGCATCAAGTATTTTTTGTTGTGCAGTTAATGCTGTAGTGTTTGCAGTAGCAGCAGCAGTTGCTTTTTGTTGGGATGCTGTAGCTGCATCAGTTATAGCAGTTTTCTTTTTCATTGCATCTTGAATTTGTTGTTCAAGTGCTAGGGTTTCTTTACCAGCTACATTTGATTTATCTGCTATGTCAAGAGCTGTATAACCAGCTGCCTTGTTACCTGTAGTATCTACGCCAATTCCTAATTGAGATGCTGTTAGTACATCTTGTATTTGTCTTGCAGAAAAATTTTGACCCTTTAATGCACCAACATTATTTGCACCATTATAGTCACCTGCAGCTATAAGTGATTGTATCAAGCCATCAACAAACCCCTTTGATGTTTGTGCAGATGCACCAATTGCGGTAATGACTGCTTTATATGTATCCCAGGATGTTGTATTTACTCCAAGATTAGATATTTGGTTTACAAAGTCTGAGAATTGCTTTGTATCTGGCTTTAATGATTCTAGGGTAGATTTAATAGCTGATAGTTGATCTGCTACTCCAACTCCCGCCCCTGCACCGTTGTGGCCAGACATTGTAAGCATCATTTGAACAAGAGAGTCAGCTTGTGCCTTACTTATTCCATTAATTGCCATCTGTGTTTTGGCAAATTCTTCTGCCATTTTTGCGGCATCGCCTTGGCTCATGCTTTTTATTTGAGTCATTACTAATGCTAGTGGGTTATCTTTTGGCAATGACTTTAGCATATCTGTAAATGATTTTAGTTGATCATTTGTATATGATATTCCATCTGCTAGAGGCTTTACTGCCTTGTCCTTAGTCTTTATAATAGTATCATTCCATATTGTCATTATATGGTCTGTATTTGCTACTTGGCCTCCAACAATTTGAACAGCATCAGCACTTGATGTAAAATCAGCTTTAGCTTCTGCAGCATGTTGTTTTTCCATATTAATTAATGAAGTTATTCCGTGTGTTACAAGACTTAATGCAGCTCCCGCCGCTATGCCCCATGGACCAAATCCAGCACCCATTGATGCCCCTGACATGGCACTTGATATAAAGCTTCCTCCTGGAACTTTATCAATAAGTGGTGATGCCATTTGAGTAACTGCCCCTAGACCCATTCCAACACCAATACGTCCCATCATTCCCATTCCTGAGAACTTAGACATCATTCCACCTATACGAGAATTAGCACCAAATCCTTTATTAAATGCTGATTGAATTTTTGATTGTCCTGTTGATCCATTTATACCTTCATCAACGCCCTTTGCAACTCCCTCAGCAATTGGAATTCCAACTTCTTTTTCAAATGTTTCTGAAGGGCTTTTAATGCCCGCTTCTGCTTGTGCCGCTACTTTAATATCATTAACTAGTGCTGTTCCAGTTTTTTTAGATTTTGAAATTGCACCTGGAACTGCACGACCACTTGTTGAAACATCAGCACTACTTAATCCAATATTTGCATCTTTAAGAGGAATTAAATTACCACTATTATCAATCCAATAAGTAGAGCCAGTTGCTCCAGGTTTTTCTTGACCGTTTTTTAATGTTTGTCTTCCTCTTGTAGTTGCAACTCTTTCTAAAGCGCCGCTTAGATTGCTTCCAACTTGTGTTTGAATTTTTGACAAAGTTGGTTTTAATTGTTCTTCCATCCAAGTTTCTAAACTAATTTGACCTGTTTTTTTACCAAACATTTTTTCTGAACCATTTTTTAATTCTTTAATCATATCTTGGTATGCTTGATCAAGCATTGGTCCTGCTTTTGACATATTTGCACCTAATTTTGATGCAGCAATTTTTAAATCAGCCATTGGATCAAGGTTTACTCCACCTTTACCAGTCAGCGTTTGATATCTTTCAAGTTGATTAGCAACGCCAGACGAAGACATTCCAGATCTTCCAGTTCTTACTGCCTGATTAAGATCGGATGTCATTCCAACCATTACACCTTTAGTTACATCATCTACAGAATTTAATCTACTTTGTGTTGGAAGTAATGCTCTTGCTTTTTCTAAAATATCTTGATTATGAGATGAATAAGCATGTCCTCTTTGAACAATTACAGAATTGCCATTAGGATCTAATCCCTCCGCATAGCCTGGCAAATTACCTGATATTAAAGCACTTATAAGAGGGGCATGTTGATTTACAATGTTTTTTGGAACAACAGCTTCCCCTGGAGTAAGCATTGCAGCGTATGTATCACCAGAGCCGTAGCCTGGAACAATTCCTCCAGCTGCCATTCCTGGCAATATTAATTGACCAGATGATACTTCTGCAGCTGCAGCTGCCTCAACTTTATTAAGCAATGAGCCACCCATTGAAGCATTAAAATTCATATTAATTGATTCAAGACTTGATATTAATCTTTGAAGAGCTGCATTAAGTGTGTCTACTGCTGTTACATTTTCAAGCAATCCCGCCTGCAAAGAATCTGTTGCAACTTTAGAAGCAATTGCTGCTGGTGTCATTAAGTCTTTCCATTTTTTAGTTCCATCAATAATTCCAAGTAAGCTATAACCTACTTTCATGCCTTGACCCATAAGGTTTGCAAGCAAACCAGTAATCATAATAATTGGTCCAGCAAGAACTCCAAGTGTTAATAATATTCCTAAACCAGATTTGATTGGACCTGGCAAATGATTAAAAAAATCAGCAATTTTTTGACCAAAATTAATAATTTGTGTTCCAACTTCAAGTATCTTTTGTCCGATAGGATAAAGATCTGCCTTTAATGTTTCTATAGCTCTTTGCCATTTAGCAGTTGTAGATTCTGTTGCTTGAGCCATTTCTTGTCCCGCCAAAGTTGCAAGCTGAGCATTTGTTGCACCAGCAACTTTTAAAGCGTTTTGTGTTTGAGATCCAACTTTTCCAAAGTTTTCAAGCAATGCAGAAACACGAGCAAATTGAAATTTACCAAATAATTTGTCAATTAATTGTTCTTTTGCAAGAGGAGCAATTCCAACAAGTGCTGCTTGTAATTGCATAAGCATTTGAACTGGAGTTCCTGCAGATTTAATTGAATTTAAATTAATTCCAAATTTTGCAAATTCTTTGGTTGCTGCAGAAGTAGGAGCAATGATAGAAGCAAATGCAGACTTTAATGCGTTAGCAGCTTGTGCTGCTGGTACTCCCGCTTCACGCATTGCAAGCAACATAACTGCAGTATCTTTATAAGAACCACCAAGCTGTGCCATAATTGGACCAACACGTGGAATGGCATCTGTCATATCTTGTAAAGACATTGTTGTTTGTTTTTGCATAGATGACATAAAGTTAACGGCATTAGCAAGATCAACAGTACTAACCTTATATACATTTTGAAGAGAAACAATAGTATTTGTTGCTTGTGTTGCATCAATAGCACCTAACTTTGAAAGTCTTTGTGCTTGAGTTGTTATATCAAGAAGATCTTGACCTTGTTTACCCATTGCAGCAAAATTAGCAGCAACTTTTACAGTTTCTGATTGAGCTATACCCATTTGTTCTGCAATTTGTTTTCCAAGATTTAATACTTGACTAGAAATTTGAGTAATTTGAGTTTGTGATGGAGGAGTCAATCCTTCGCCATAAAGTCTTTGTAGTCTTGTTAATTCAGTATTAACAGATTTAAATGCTGCAACAGCCTGGCTTCCAAACAATATGGCTGGCATGGCAAGTCCGACTGTTAATTGACGACCAGCCCATTGTGTATTTTTACCAAAATTAATTAATTGTGTGCTACCTTCTTTAACAGCTAAATTATAAATATTTTGTTTAGCTGCTGCAATTTCTGTAGCTTTTGAAATTTCATTAATTTTTGTTGGGGTATATACGCTATATACACCTTGCTTTGTTATATCTGCTTGTACTATAGAATTGTTTAATTTAACTTGCTCTACTGCTAAGGCTCCAACAGCTTTTTGTGCTTCCGCTGATCTGCCCGTTATAATTCCAAAATATTGTCCAAGGCTTAATTTTCCAGATTGTAATGCTTGTCCAAATTTTTGAGTTTCAGATGTTAGCTGAACTGTTTGTTTTGTAAAATTACCACTTGATAAAAGTGCATTTGAAAATTCAGTTTGTATATTTTTTAATTGAGAGTTAAGGTTAGCATTTAATCCTACACCAGCTATGCTTTTTTGCAAGCTTTCAACTTGTGTTTGTAGGGCTTTTATTTGTGCATTAACACTTGTAAAATCGCCAAGGGCAACTATCTTAAGTTGAATATTTGCCATCTACTACACCCCCTGTTGCATAAAGCCTAACCCTTCATTAAATCCAAAGCCCTCATCTTTAGCAATCTTAGAATTCATCAAAGCTGTTACATCTTCAGGCTCTTTAGCATTTTCATCAAGATCAATTCCTTGCATTGCTGCTAAGAATTTTCTCTCACGATGCTCTTTATCTCTAGATGCATTTAATGTTGCCATTAATTCATCTAATGATAGGTTGCTTTCAAGCTCGTCATAATTTTTCCAATGGCCAAGCAAGAAAACTTCGGACTCCAAGGAGGCTAGGTCTAATTCGTCCCAACTAGACTTGCTCCCAGAAGGTTTGGGTCATTAAGTTTTAAACCTCCGCAAACTTCAAGAATCTTCATCATTGTGGGTGTATCAATAACTTCTTCAAAAAGATCCTTGTCTTTTGAAAGTGGAGACTTTGCTGCCTCTAAGCACACCATTGATGCTTTAATAAAAACTTCCATAGCTGCGTCTTCTGATTCATTTTCAGGCAGCTCCATCTCTTTAATAATGGTCATAAATTTCTTTAGTTGTTTAATTGGTAGAGGTTTAAGAGTAACGACTTCTCCGTTACCCAACTCAATTTCTACTACATCATATACTGTTGTTGCCAATTTATAGCTCCTTTGTTTAGTTAAATTATACCAATATATATGGTCAAGACAAATTCAGAGGCCCCGTCATTTCTGACGGGGCTTGAATCAATATTAAATTGTATATTAAGTTTTTTTAGAATGTTCCGTAAACACGGTCAATGACAACACCGTATTCTGAACCTGCATAGCTTGCATCTGAATCTGGTAAGCAACGGAAGTTGACTGGGAATACAGTTGCTGCATCACGCTTTAGTGCATGTGCTGTTGTATCAATTGAAACAACACGACGTGCAACGTATACACGCTCTTTGTTACGTGCAATAGTTGTTGTTGAACCTGTTCCAACTGAAACTACTGGTGTTGAACCTGTAGCTGCTGGATCATTAAATGCAGCAGATGTACCAATTTGAGCTGGAGCTTGTCCAACTGCAATAAGTACACGCTCTACTGGAGCATCTCCTAGAGCACCTGCAGCCATGTTTAATGTTGCTGCTGGTGTATCTGGTGTGCTGTTAACAGCAGAATCATTGTTTAGCAATGTTGGAACGTTTACAACTGAACCAGTTGCGTTTGCAACATATACGCTATCCATTTGACCCCATGAGAACTGTAGGTTTTCAAGAGTTGCTTCTGTAAGTTCTGTCTTTAGCATAACCTTTAGAGTTTGCTTGAAAATACGAGCTGAATCAAGAAGTTGATCAACCATTACTTCACCATATGTTGGTTCGTATGAAACCTCAAGACCTGTATTTGTGTAACCAACTTCACGATACAATGCAGACTGAAGTAGTCCAGTACGTGCTGATGTGTTTGTTGGCAAAAGAGCTGAAAGATCTGATTGCTTTGTTGTTGGACGACCATTATTGTTTGAGCTGTTTCCAACTGATGTAAACAATGATGCTGCACCAACGATTACGTTTTTAGTATTTGTAGCCATTTATTTATTTCACCACCTTATTTATTTTAAGTTTTAAAACCAAACAAGATGACAACTTGCTTCCTCATAGAAAATCATAGCATTTATGAGGTATAATTCAAACTTTAGATATATTTGCCTGTATTGTTAATGCCTTCATCAACTTCACGAGTGTAAGTATAAACAAATGAAAAGTCCCCGCTCATAAACCCACCTTCGTCTATAAATGGTTGGACTGGATTTGCTGATTCTAGCCTAAAGTAGAAGAATTTAAATGGGCTATTTGCTGTGAGAGCAATGTCGTTAACGTCTGCAGCAGAAAGCTCATACCTTCTAAGCAAGTCCGTTAGAAAGTTAGAAATTGAAAGAATTTGAGAATTGCTTCTTGATACTATTTGCATAACCATAACTTCTTCAGAAATCCACCATTGAACTCCCGTATGTCTTTGAAGAATGTCGTAAGTAATGTATGTTTTTCCTGGAAGTAAATTATTAAATTCTGGAACCTGTTGAGAAGGAATAATTGGTATTAAAGGGGTATTAAATCCATCTGCAATATAATCGTTTGCATTTAAAAGTCCCGCCGATTGTAACTGTGCCCAAATAGCATTTCTTACATCAAACGCTGCAACTCTTGAATAATCTACTGTCATTTAGCAATCGCCCCCGTATCTAACTGATCTGCAATCATTGTTACTGCTCTTTGAACTTCATAAGCACTTGCATTATTTGAACTTAAAGCTAATGATACATCATTAGCTATTCTCTCATATAATCCAGATGAATCCATAATTGCATTGCCTTTTTTTGTGTACCACTCAAGAATATATGTTGCAAAAGCATTTTTTGTTTGAATACCACCTGGATGAAGAATATTTATTTTTGTTCCTTTTGCTATAAAAGCTGTTCCATCATTTCCAAAAATAGCTAGTACTCTTTTGGCGTTAAAAGAAACAGGCGTTCCTTTTTCCATTACTTCTGCTTTGTTAGCAAAAACACTTCTACGAGAAACAGCTTTTCCTGTTTTTCCTGGAATTAATAATTGTGGATTAATTGGAACTGGCATTTTAGATTTTAAAAAATTGGTAGAAATTAAAAGACTTCCATCAAGAATTGAAGATCTTTCTAATACAAATAATCTTCCAGACGAGTTACCAATTTTACCCCATTCATAAATATGATGCATTTTTTTAGGGTTTAATCTTGCATAATTATCTATATCAATCATAAATCTTTTTGAGGTTATAGAAAAGACTGCACGAGATATTTGATCTAAAACTTTTGGACTTGTTAGTTCTTCTACACTGCCAATAAATCCATCAAGGTCTTCAACTAGTTGAGCTGTATCAATTTCAAGCTTGACTGTCATCTTGCAACTCGTTTCTTACAAGAACTGCTTCATAATAAGCAATTTTTCCAAATGGATCCATAATTGCATGTGAGGCTGTTACTTCAAATTTGGTATCTGGCGTGTTAATTTTGTCAATTTCAATAAAGATTGGACGATTTTCACTTGTGCGAATATTTTCAATACGCCAACGTTTACTCATAAGCTCAAAACAATACATCTTTAATTGTACTTTTTCATCATAATTTAAATCAGAGCCTTGACTAAAACTTTTATTATCTGATTTAGTTGAAGCACCCCTCATTTTGACTGGTTCAATTTTACATTGAATTGTTTTTAAATATACCCATGAACGAACAATTGCTCCAGTATTTGAGTCTTGTACATTTTGCTGACTATAAATATCAGCTGACATATTTAATGCTGATCCGATAAATGAATTAGATGCGTTTTTATTAAACATTAGATAATAACAATATTGGCTTTACGATATTGATCAAGAATATTATCAACTGTGATATTTCCTGTACCATTAAAGGCACCCTTAGCCATTTCAAATGAAATTTCGCTGAGGTTAACCTTTGCCAAATACTTGTTTCTCCAATTGTAGTCATTTGAAAGAACATCGTTAATTAGAAGCATTGTGGCAAGCTTGATATCTTCTGGCACATACTTATAACCAATTTGACCTACAAACTTATAGAGATAGTTGTCTCTAAAACGTCCCGCCGAATAAATGGTAGGATCCATTTCGTTATTCCAACCATCTGGAAAAGCGGGGTACCAAATTCTTAATTGATATCCGCTAGGGCTAATTTCTGTATTATATCCAAATGTATCATAGACTGGATTTTGTGTGCCATCATATACAAGAATTTGATTCTCATACATTTTGTCAATATTTAACATTTTTTCTGTCAATTGAATTGTATTTGCACCAATTCCATAAGTTTCTTGGCTTCCATAGTATGTATAAAATTTGATACCTGTATAGCCTTCTATGATGGTTCTAGCGACCTTTTCTGCATTGACTATAGCTTTAGGGTCAACATAGTTTAAAGATGATGGATCTGATCCAAATTGAAGAAAATCTACAACTTCATTAACTGAAGCATAAGTTGCCTCTACTTTATAAAAATCTGTTTCTGTTGCTGAAATCCCGCCAATAGTATATGTCCACTGCACCTCTAATGTGCGGTTTACACTTGTAATGGCGGGAGTTAGCAAATAAGAATAAATACCTTCTGGGTCTTCATCTGTAGCAGTCAAGCCAGAAAATCCTGTAATTGGAGTTGAATCATTATCAGCATCATAAATAGACAATGTGACATATGTTCCACTATCTACTTGTTGCAATACTCCATCACTATATATCTCTACATAGATTTTTTCCTGACTATTGGTGTTGATTGTTTGCAATCAAAGCACCCCCTTTATGCGTAGTACTCTTGAGCCTCTCGTGGAGTCGCAAGGCGAAAACCTTCTTGTGTATCAAAAATTCTTTGAGCATCTGTCTCTGACATTGCAACAAATGGATGTTCTTGACTAAACTCGTGCCCACCAGTTTGATATGAGTGGTTATTTCTTTCCATTTTTACAAGTACCTGATTAGCTGTCTTACTCATAATTTTACTTTCTCTCTTTTTCTTTTCAAGTTCTGGAACTTTAATTTCTTCTTTTTCAGCATTATCAAACTTAGCATACATTTGATAACTGATGCCTTCTTCTTCAAGAACGGCAATGATTTCTTGTTTTGTCTTTAATCCTTCTATTTCAATAGCAAAGGACTCTGCGACTTTTTTTAATTCTGTAATTTTTAAATCTGTAAATGACATGTGACTTCCTCTCGTCATTGTTTATTATAGCAGAAAATGAGTAAGGGAGATATTTCTATCTCCCTTACGCTTGCAACTAATAAATATTAGTATGTATTTCCGTTGTTTCCGCCAGTTACATTTGAACCATTGTATGGAGTTCCAAATGTTGTGCCTGAAACTGAACCTGCAACCTTAACGTTCTTAACGATAACGTGTGCATCGTAGTTTTCCATTACGCAACCAACACGAATGAATAGTGTATATTCAATTGTGTCCTTCTTTGGTTGGAACAAACGATAGACTGTTACGTCACGCTTGATACCAATAATGAAGTTTTGAGGGAATGTCAAGTGAACATCGCCATGATAGCCTGCTGCACCTGAATAATCTCCTGCTTGGGTTTCTGTGATCAACGGAACGTTGATAACTGGAATTCCGAACGCAAAAGGAGTTACTGTTCCTGGACCGCCATCGTTAGCAGCAACATCACCACGAATGATACCTGAAGCGATATCAAATGGGTTTCCGTTACCAGCGTTAGCTGTCAAATTGAACAAGTAGTCCTGTACCAAGTTAGATCCTGTGAAGAAGCGAAGTTGGTTACGGCGTTGCTTGTACTTACGTGGAAGGGTCTTAATAGCTTGGTTAAAGACTGTCTTGTCAAGTCCATATCCATTAGCATCAACAACGTGTGCGTTGCCAAGTGCTAGTGAACGGAAACCTGCGAATGCTGACATCAAACCTGAACCAGTTCCAGTACCGTTAATAAGGGTATCCTCAATATCGTTACCAGCCTGGGTAGCCATAAGACGTGCAATGTGATCCTCTAGATCTGGACCCTCAATATTGTCTTCAAGAGACTCTGCTGAAAGTTCCCA